GCAACCGGGCCAGCTGGAGCGACGGGGGCACCTGGGGCGACAGGCGCCACGGGAACCACGGGAGCTACAGGTGCCACGGGATCTGCCGGCGCACCTGGCGCAACCGGTCCAGCTGGCCAAGCCGGAGCCGCCGGAGCCGCCGGAGCGGACGGAAAGACGGTCCGATCTGGGCCCGGCGCGCCGTCCGCCGGGCTCGGTGTCGATGGCGATTTCTACATCGACACAGCTGCTGACACGGTCTACGGCCCCAAGACTTCCGGATCCTGGGGATTGCCAACGTCGCTGGTCGGGCCCACCGGCCCGGCCGGTGCAACGGGTGCCACTGGCCCCACGGGCGCAACCGGCCCGGCCGGTCCCACAGGAGCCACGGGTGCCGCCGGAGCGACCGGTCCTGCAGGCGCCACGGGCGCAGCAGGCCCCGCCGTGCCGCTCAGCAGCGCCGCCCCCGCGGCCCTGGCTGCCACCGCGGCGGCCGGAAGCAGCACCGATGCCGCCAGGGCCGATCACATCCACCAGCGGGACGCAGATGTGATCGTGATCCCGGTGGGCGATGAGTCCACCGCGCTCACCGCCGGCCCCAATAAGGTGCGGTTCAGGATGCCTTTCCCTGCAACATTGCTGGCGGTTCGCGATAGCCTCAACCTCGCCCCGACCGGCTCTCCGCTGATCGTGGACTTGAACGAGGAGGGCACCAGCGTGTTGGGCACGAAGCTGTCAATCGACGCCACTGAAACCAGCAGCACGACCGCCGCCAGCGCCGCAACGATCACAGATTCCAGCCTGGCTGACAACGCAGAGATCAGCATCGACATCGATCAGGTCGGCAGCACGGTGGCCGGGGCCGGCCTCAAGGTCTACATGTTCGTGCGGAGGGCCTGATCATGCAAAATCTCGTCCTGTTCGACACTGAAACCGGCCTGATCCGCGACTATCCCCGCCGCGATGAGGAACCAGTCGAGGGGCTTGATCCTCGCTACGAAGTGCTGCGGATCGTGCGCGAGCCTGCGCCGCAATACGACCCCGCAACGCACAGCCTCGGCGAAACCCGCACCATCGACCGCGAGGCCGGGGAATGGCGCTGGGGCTGGCTGCTGGAGCTGCTGCCGCCTGTGACTCCGTCGCCGGAATGGCGCACGTTCAAGAGGGCAATGATGGCCAACCCTGCGGTCAATGGCGTGATTGGTGGCGGCCTGAACCAGGCTCCGGCGGCAGGCGTAGCCGTGGTTGCCACTCTGCTGGCCGCTGCGGGCGGTGGCGACGTAGACGATTTTCGGGCCGCATGGGTGGCGCTGCGGCGCCTAGGGCTGGTGGGCCCCGAGCTGCTCCAGGAGGTGCGCACCCTGGCCCTGGCCCTACACCTCCCCGAGGCGTTCGTGGCCGCCCTCGGCGGGGCTGCTCGTCCGGCCGCGACGGCACTGGGGCAGGAGTGGGTCGATGCTGCCGGGGATCCGTGGGTTGTCGTGCAGGCTCGCGGCGAGGATGGTCAATTCCTGGCCGACGACCCCACTACGCCCGAGCGTGAATCGCTGGCATGGGAGCAGCAGGCATGAGCGTCATCTGGGTTGATTCCGGGAGATTTTCGGCGGAGCCAACTCCATGGACCCTCGCGAACACCCCCACCGAGCTACTGCTGCTGCCGGACGAAGAGGGGACGATTACAGTTATATCGGGAGCGGTAACTCAAATAAGAGACGCCAAAGGCAATGGAAGGGTTTTTGACGGCGCCGCCGGGAGTCGGCCAACAATCACACCAAATGCGCTAAATGGCAAGGCCAGTCTTACCTTTAGCGGCTCACAATGGCTTACCTTTGCAGGCTTAGCATCAGTATTCAATATGCTCCACACAGCTGCCGGAGCTGGTTCAACGGTAGTTGCCGTGTGGAAAGCTGGAGCCAACTCTAACCCCAACGCTTTTTACGGCTTACTAGGGAACAGTGCCTTTGGAACACTAAACCATGGCTTCGCTATGGGTTTTGACGACAGGCTGGGTATCAAGAATGAAGGGGCATTTGCTCAGGTTGTTCGCGGTGTCTCTAACCAGGCTGCAGTGGCAAGCGCATCAGCGGATAATGCGCACCCAGCAAATACACCTGTAATAATTGTGCATACATCTAACCTCGCCGCATCTCTTCCAGCAGATAGATCAATACTCCGCATTAACGGTACAGAAATCAAAAATAATACACTCACAAACGCCGCCTCTACAGCAAACGCCACGTTCCCGCTGCAGATCGGGGCAGCCGGCAATAATGCATTCCCGCTTGTTGGCAGGGTATCTATGCTTAGCATCCTGCCGCCTGGCACTACCCAGGACACGATCTTGCGGGCAGAGGGCTACGCAGCCGGCCCGGACGCCGGATGGGACCTGCAAGGTCTCCTCCCCGCAGGGCATCCCTACAAATTCGCCGCCCCAACGGCGTGACCCCGACGGCTCAGGCTCCCTAACCTGATCGCAGCCACCGCTTACAGGATGGGAGTTGCCGAGACTATCGCCCTGGCCGGCGTCGGACTGGCAACGGCAACCCTGGCCAGCTCCGCCGTCAAGGCGCTTTGGAGTATCTCCAAGGGGCTGGGCAGCTTCCAGGGGCGGATCCTTGAGATGCTCGCGCAGCACAAAACCACCCTCGACGACCACGAAGACCGGTTGAGGGCGGGAAAGCTATGAACCAGTTCTTAGGCCGCTGCTTGTCGTTTGCCGGGGCATGCCTGGTGACCGGGGCAACCCTGCTGACCGCCGGGTGGGTTGTCTGCCTGCGTGCCAACAGGCCCAACTGTGAAGTCCCCCTGGCAGGCGCCGCTGCCGCTTGGGCCGCTGCCGCCAACGTGGCCCTCGGCGTGGCCCTGCAGGAGCAGCGCAAGCCATGACCCTGAGCATCTCCTGCCGGATTATGGATGCCCTGGCCACCAGGCTGCAGGGCGCAGCAGCTGCAGGGCAGAGCGACATCCCCGATGTTGACGCCCTGTTCTTGGACTCGGCGCGGGTCGCCAGCTTCCCGGATGGCACGGTGATCAGCCTTGATCAAGATGGCCAGTCGTCCGACGAGATCGCTACCACCTGCAAGCTCAGCTCAACCCTGCCAGTGGTGGTGACTATCAGCGCCTTCCGTGCCCCCGGCGATGCGCCGAACTGGCAGCTGCTCGACCCGTTCTATGTTGCGGTTCACAGCCGGATCATGAGCGACCGCAAGCTGGGCGGGCTGTGCGATGACATCAAGTCAATCGGCCGCGAGCACAGCGCAGATATGCGGGCCTGCCTGGTGCGCTGTGCCTACTCTGTGCAATATCAGACTCTTGAGGCTGACGTTACCCAGCCATGACCAAGGCGCCTCCCCACCCCGAAGGCCCCGGTGAGTTTTACCGGGATCCCGCCGATACCGAATGGCGGGAGCTGACCGCCAGCCCCTCCGCTCCCCAGCCCGAACCCACCGAGGACCCGACCGATGGCCTACCGCGACCAGCTGCTGCAGATCAAGGCCGAGGCCACAAGCGGCACCCTTGAAACGATGGCTGGGGCGGACGTAGTCCAGGTGGGCCAGTTCACCCCGACCATCCAAGACTTCGGCGCGGCTGAGCGCTCCATGCTCAGCGCTCGCCCTGGCACCCCCGTGCCTGCGGTGATGGTCAACAGGCTGATGCGCTTTGAGGCGCCGTTTGAGTTCTCCGGCTCTGGCACCCCAGGCACCGCCAGCGGCCTCGATAAGCACATGCTTGCCGGGAGCATGAATAAGGCGGTGGTGGGCGCCACCAGCGTCACCTATGGCTTGGCCTGGCCGCCCCCGGCCACCACCTATTCCTGTGGGTTTTTCCTGGATGGCGTCAGGTATGCCTGCGCTGGCTCCCGGGTCGAGTCGATCAAGATCAGCGGCACGGCCGGCGAGGTCGTCACCGGCAGCGCCGCCTACGTGGGCCTGTATCGGGCCCCGAGCACGCTCGCCAATCCGACACCGACTTTCCCCACCCAAGCCCCGGCGGTGGCGTTCAACTCCGCCAACACGCCAGCCGGCGGGCTGACCCTGGCAGGCGTGGCGATCTGCGTCGAGGAGTTCGAGCTCACCATCGCCAACACCACGGAGCTCTACGACCACGCCGGCTGTACGCCGCACATCGACCACACCGACCGAGCGGTGACCGGCTCGATCACGATCGCCCGGCCCCCGATTGCAACGCTCGACGTGTTGACCAACGCGGCCAGCTCCACCCTGGGCGCCCTCGTGCTCCCGTGGGGGACCACCGCCGGGAACATCACCACCTTGACCCTGCCCCAGATCCAGCTGGCGCCGGTCGGGCTGGTGGACATCCGCGGAAAGGTCGGGCTCAAGCTTGACTTCACGATGATCTCCTCGGCATCCAACCAAGAAATCTCCATTGCTCAGACCTGATCAGGCTGGCGATTCTGAAC